CTCACTAAGCGTCCCACTTGGCAAAAGAGTGGACGAAAGTCTGCAATTTTGTACTCAGGTAAATTTACAGAGTTCCACCATTGGGATTTCGATCCTCATAAGATCACATATAGGTTGATGTTAGAGGACTGTCATGAACTTAAGGCACAAGGACTAGCCAATGCATCCTTAAATAGGTATGTCTCAGCTGTCTCAACGGTCTTATCATTTTGTCAGAAAAATCAGCTACTATCACAGGATTGGACAATCCCTAGATTCGAGCGATTTAACGAAGCAGAAACTCGTAATGACAGGGACGCATTTACAGCAAATGAAGTTGCAGAAATGATTTCATATGCGCGTAACACCTTAGCTAATGACGATTTAGGTGACATCATATTGTTTGCAGTTCTTACCGGAATGCGACAAGGTGAGATCCTAAAACTTACTAATGATTGCATTGACATAGATCAACGCTCCATAACAGTAAGGAATGCTAAAGCTAAAAAAGGTGAATCACGTTATGTAGGAATACATGAATCCTTACTCCCTATCTTGACCAAACGCATGGCAAACAATAAGTTTGGACTTACATTTGGTGATGACTGGTTAAATGATGACCAGATGAGGAGTTGGTGGCATAGATGCTTAAGGCATTTAGGCAAACCAGTTGGCGAAGGTAGCCCATGGAAATTTCATGGACTAAGACATACTTGTGGAACATTACTTATTCAATCAGGTTTGAATATTGTGGAAGTTGCCACCCATATGGGTCATAGCTCGACCCGCGTTACAGAAAGATACTTGCATGCAAATGACAAGGACTTAGCAAAGAGAGCTAATTCTATAGACTTCGCATATGTGTAGTCTCCCGCATCTACTAGGTGCGAAAATCAGCATTTTTCATTACGGATTATTGATATGTTAAGTGCGTCAGTTACAATAAATACGCGCAGTTCCCTTGGGAGTGTGGCGGAATTGGTAGACGCGCCGGACTTAAAATCTCCCGTAATTTGAATACTATGTTGTACTTGCTCTGAGCTGTAAAGCTGAGAGCTTTTTTATTGCAATGGATTATAAACTATACACTTTTGCATAATTAAAAAATCATAATCTACCGAGACATTAATGCTTCCTGTTGATCTAGAAAGACAGGAGAGATTCGAGCGAAAACAAATAAGTGGTGGCTTAGAAAAGATCAGATCCAATACTAAAAAATTATTAGAACAGGATTATGCTTCAGCTACGGTTTTCGGTTCGGCTTCAATAGATACTCTCCTACCGTTAATAATTGACCAGATAAAATTAAAAAAAGAAAAAAGAAAAAAGATAGCCGTTAAGGGCGCAGGTCACTTAATAGAATTAGTGCCATACCTTGATGATATAGACAGCGAATCGCAAGCTGCTATTACCTGTAAGATCACCTTTGATAAGGTGTTCAGCTACAAAAAAGATAACTCAAAAATAGTTAAGATTGCCCAAGCTATAGGACAAGCTCTTGAAGCTGAGAGTCAAATGCGTTTCTACGAGAAGACAGCACCCGGATTATTCAAGGTCTTAAAAGAGAACTACTGGCATCAAGCTAAGGGTACAGAATATAAGCGTAAGAGTATGCAAGTACTCTTTAATAAATCAGATGTTGAATCATGGACACCATGGAATACTAATTTAAAAATTAAAGTAGGTACTTGGTTTCTTGATTGTTTCTGTGAATCATCAGGTTGGTTTGAGAAACACGTCGTTTCATATCCCAAAAGAAAAGATACTTATTTAAAGACTACAGAAGAATTTGATAAGCATAAAGCTGAGATCATTCGACTTACAGAATTATTTTCCCCAATATCGTGGCCGATGTTGATTGAACCTAGAGATTGGAGTCAATTACATGATGGTGGTTACTACCTAAATGACATAACTAAATGCCATGAAATGGTTAGAAGGGGGGTACCCCTTACTATACAGGGAGAGAAAACTTATAAGTTTCTTAACCTAATTCAAAAGGTAAAATACAAGCTAAATGACTTTACTGTTCAAGTAGCTAAGGAGTTAGAGGAGAGGGAGATTACAGTAGGTAAATTTAGACCTGTACTTCATCATCCTGAACCTCCTAAACCTTTTGACATTGATACAAACAAGGAAGCTCGTAAGGAGTGGAAGAAGAAAGCAGCGATAGCTAAGAATAAGAACGCTAACGAATGGAGAACTAGTTGTAGGACTAGGATGACCATGAACGTCGTTAGGGAATTTGAAGGTAAGGACTACTACATACCTTGGTCTTTCGACTACCGAGGTCGTGCTTACCCGATACCTAGTTTCTTAACACCTCAAGATACTGACTTCGGTAAGAGTTTAATTAGATTTTCTGAGGAAGCTGAGATAACCGACGATGGTAAGAAGTGGTTAGCTTTCCAAGTAGCTACAACTTTTGGTCTTGATAAGGCAACGTTAGAAGAGAGACTAGCGTGGCCGATAGCAAACCTCACACTCATCAAGAAGGTAGCTACTGACCCTATAAATAATATTGGAGATTGGGAGACAGCTGACGAACCTTGGCAATTTCTTGCAGCATGTGAAGAATACTACTCTGTAGTTATTGCTAAGACAAGGATGTCTACTGGTCTGCCTGTGGCAACTGATGCTACCTGTTCCGGCTTGCAAATACTTGCAGGCTTAGCTAGGGATAAGTCCACCGCTTCACTTGTAAATGTAATACCGAGTGATAAACCTCAAGATGCTTACGCTGTAATAGCTGAGAAAAGTATAAAGAATATACCTGAAAGACTAAGACCTTATTGGGATAGGAAAAAAACTAAACGTTGTGTAATGACCATACCCTATAACGCTAAACCTTTTAGTAATAGACAATATATTAGAGACGCATTTAATGATATAGATATTGAGGTTGAGAATAAAGAACTAACTCAAATAGTTCAAGCTGTCCGAGATGCCATGGAAGAGGTAGTTCCCGGACCGATGAAGGTAATGAGATGGATAGAGACAGAAGTTGGAATAGCTATTAAGAATGGAGCTGATTTTATTTCTTGGGTAACACCTTCAGGATTTAGGGTCACTCAGAAACTTATGAAAACTAAGTCAAAAATTCTAGAGCTAAAGTTACTTGGACGTGTTCGGATACATACAGCCGGTGATGAAATCGGAGTTGATCTTCAGCACCACAAGAACGCTACAGCACCTAACCTTATTCATTCATTAGATGCTTCATTACTACATATATGTGCGACACAATTCCATGCACCTATAAGCCTGATACATGATTCAGTCTTATGTAGAGCAACAGATATGAATTTGTTAAGCCACCTAGTTAGAGATACATACATGCACCTGTTCGCAGAGCATGACTTCCTTACAGATTTTGCCCAAGCAATTGGTGCTGACTCTGAACCGCCGATTATTGGAGATCTTAAACCATCTCAAGTAATTGAATCACTATACTTTTTCTGTTAATGAGAAACATACACATAACACCAGAACCTGTAACCCTTGAAGGTTATCAGGCTATATTAAAGCCAAGTAAATTTGGCTATTCCTTAAAAGCAGTTGTTGGAGAGGACATAGTAAAAGCACTTGAGACGGAAAGAACCGACTGTTTAAAATGGGCTGAGGCAAAATTAAAAAATCCTAAGCGTTCAACTCTACGACCAGAACCTTGGGAGGAAGTAGCTGATGGAAAATATATTGTTAAATTTTCTTGGGCTGAAGAGAAACGCCCACCAGTAGTAGATACAGAAGGCACCCCAATAACTAATGCAGACACTCCAGTTTACGAAGGATCCAAAGTTAAAATTGGTTTTACTCAAAAGCCTTATATACTTCGCGATGGCGTTACCTATGGTACTAGCCTTAAGTTATCGGGGATACAGATTGTATCTATCCAGTCCGGAGCTGGGGTTGATACTGGCGACCTTGATGAAGATGGAGTAGCTGAATTGTTTGGTAAAACATCTGGCTTCAAAGCTGATGATCCAAATGTCACTCCAGACACAACTCCTAGCTCAGTAGAAGACGACGACTTCTAATGTTTAAGTCAGGATTAGAGGAGAAAGTCTCTGATCTTTTATGTCAATTAGGTGTGAATTATGAATATGAAGGTACAAGTTTTCCTTATACGATAGAACATAAATACACACCTGATTTTGTCTTAACTAATGGGATATGTTTAGAAACTAAAGGTTTCTGGCGTCCTGAAGACAGACGAAAAGTTAGACAAGTAATTAAAGATAATCCTCAAATAGATTTAAGGATGGTCTTTCAAGACCCCTATAAAAAAATCAGCAAAAAATCTAAGACGACTTATGCCCAATGGTGTAAGCGTTATGGAATTAAATGGTGTGCTTTTCACACTATTCCACTCGATTGGCTCACATGACCGAAAGCGAATTTATAAGACATGAGCCATGCGGTGTATGCGGATCATCCGATGCTAACAGCGTTTACACGGATGGTCACAGCTACTGCTTTAGTTGTCAAACATACACAGCTGGCGATACAGAACACACTCATCAAATGCAAACTAATGTTAATTTCAAAGGATCAGCCCAAAGGCTGCAAAAACGGAAAATTAGCGAAAAGGTATGTCAGTTTTACAAAATCTACAGAGACGATGCATACTTACGCTTCCCTTATTTCGATGACTCTGGACGACTTAAAGGGTTCAAAGTAAAGACGAAAAATAAGGATTTTAAATATGAAGGAGAAAGTACTGACACTTTATTTGGTCAGCATTTATTCCCTAGTACTGGCAAACGGATTGTTATTACCGAGGGCGAGCTAGATGCTGCAAGTTGCTATTCGGCAATGGAAAATTGGCCGATGGTTTCGCTACCACATGGGGCAGCGTCAGCCAAAAAAGATATTCAGAAACAAATACCTTTTCTACAAGGATTTACGGAAATCATCCTATTCTTCGACAAAGATGAAGCAGGGCGCAGAGCGACGGAGCAAGTCGCTACTCTCTTACCGCAAGGCAAGGTTAAAATCGCTCTCTTGGCTGACCCTTACAAAGATGCCAGCGATGCTTTACAGGCGGGTGACTCGGATGCTATTCGTCGTGCGATTTGGGATGCGAAAATATATCAACCTGATGGAATTGTGGATGGAAAATCGTTACTAGAACTGGTAACTACTCCTAGTCCACCATGCGATCACAAATATAGTTTAGAAGGATTGCAAGAGAAAACACACGGAATCCGATACGGAGAACTCACGACTATAACAGCAGGCACAGGTCAAGGAAAGAGTACATTCTGTCGACAGCTGGCAACTGATTTATTAAGTGCTGGAGAACGTGTAGGCTACATCGCATTAGAAGAATCTAACAGGCGAACAGCATTAGGTTTAATGTCCGTGGCTGTAGGACAAGCACTACATTTAGGAGAACATAAAAAGGATGTTTTACAACAAGCCTATGATGCCACTATTGGTAGCTGGAATCTTTATTTGTACGATCACTTTGGTTCTTTATCGCCGGACGTTATCTACAACAGAATTGAATACATGGCACTTGGGCTGGACATCCGGATCATTTTCCTCGACCATCTATCCATATTACTCAGCGGATTGGATGGAGATGAAAGAAGAATGATAGATACAACCATGACTAAATTAAGGTCATTGGTTGAAAGAACTGGTATAAAGCTATTCCTAGTTTCACATTTAAGAAGAGCACAAAATGATAAAGCTCATGAAGATGGTCAACGAGTTTCAATAGGACAACTTCGTGGATCTGCTTCAATTTCTCAATTATCTGATACCGTTTTAGCTTTAGAACGCGATCAGCAAGCAGAAACTGACGTATCAACCTTGAGAGTTCTCAAGAACAGATATTCAGGTGAAACAGGTGTAGCTGCCGAACTGAAATACGATAAAACCACCTGTAAATTTAATGAAACTAAAGACACAATTTTCAATACCAACACAGATTTCTGAGTTGGAACAGTTGAAGAAACCAAAACCACCTAGTAAACAAGCAGTAAAGAAAGCCAAGTTTAAAGATAAAACTTATGTCGGAAAAACAAATGCTCGTATTTGACTGCGAAACTAACGGATTATTATATGACGTTTCTGAAATACATTGCATTGCCATCTGGGACTCCGAAACGGAGAAAACCACCGTATTTAACCATAGAGGTGGTGAGTGCCGACCAATCACGGAAGCTCTCAATTGGCTCAATACGGCTGATGTCATTATTGGTCATAACATCATTGGGTATGACTTACCTGTTTTTCGGAAAATATATCCTTTTTTTAGTACTACTGCTGAAGTTGTGGATACTCTTGTGCTATCTCGCTTATATCATCCAAACATGATGGAGATTGATAAGAGACGAGCTTGGGCACGAATGCCTTTGCAACTTTACGGAAGACATAGCTTAGAAGCATATGGATATAGGTTAGGAGAATATAAAGGTGAATTTGGTAAGACTTCAGATTGGCAAAGCTGGAGTCAAGAAATGCAAGATTATTGCGTTCAAGACGTACAAGTAACAACAAAATTATGCGAGCACTTCCGCCCCTTGATGACTCGTGTTTGCTAGAACATAGGGTCGCAGAAATTTTAACTAGACAAGAAATACATGGATGGTACTTTGATGAATCAAAAGGTCAGCAACTTGAATCACATCTCCGAAGAGAGATGGAAGAAACTGTTGAAATACTTCGACGACAATTCCCTTTCGTTGGAGGAAAGATGTTCACTCCTAAACGAAATAACGCATCCCAAGGATA